TCCAAAATCTCTAGAGAGAAATGGAAATGATCGTGTTAAAAGATTAGCACGATAGGTATCTTGACCCATATTAGTTTTGAAACTTTCTTATAGAGATATGGAATACCCGAGATCCAGTTGCAGTTTTCTCAAAAAGTTGGGGCCACTGCTCTCTAGAAGATTGAAATAATGGCTGCAATTTCCACCCAAATCTTATTCTAATTCCGAAGGTGTCACTACCGTAGACTCCGTAAAGTTCCCAGTATCTGCGACCGGTGGCAGTGGTGAGAGAGTATCTTCCTGTTCCTCGCTCACTGGTGTCATCGGATGGGTATCTTCCGTTGGTTGTGAGGGTAGCGTCCAACCAGTCTCGTACACCACAGGTTCTTGAGAATCCATAAGCTCTATTCCTCCATGCTAACCAGTAATATGAAGTTAGAAAAAAGCCATGCTTTTTAAACATGGCAGCGATAAGTGGTTTATTCAGATCACCAGGAAGTGCTTGATCTGGAGTATCCCACCAATAGAAAAGTTTTCTTAAATGTCCTGTGGTACGATTACGAAGAGGAATAGCAATAGGAACTATTACAACTGATGCTAATCCGATAATCCAAGAAACGAGAGTGGAGAGGAAGTAATTCACGCTTATAGCTCCGCAGTAGCTGCCCAACTAAATGCAAAATAACCCCCATTTATTGTAGCATTTGATGTTTTATCAGCTCGGAAAGAAGAAGCAAAAGGACCGGTGCCAGTAAAAATAGGAAAACCAGCAGCAAAACCGGAAGATCCAAAATCTGTAACCCCTGTAATTACTGGAGTCGCTCGTTTAGTTACAATAAAATGACCTGTAAAATAGTAAACGCTAGCGGAAGTTACATTTCCTGAAAAAATTTCATACAAACCAACTTCATAATAGCGTTGACATAAAATTAATTCTACTGCATACAATCTCTGCTCAAATGGAGTTGTTTTATTTCCTAATTCAACTTGTACTCCAGTAAGATCCAATGTAGCTGATACAGTAGCAATAAGACTTATAGCTCCTGTAACTCCTAATAAATTAGAAGCACTCCAAGCACCAGCAGGTCCTCTAAATGTAGTTCCTGTTCCTAGATCAATATCAATACGAATTCCAACACCATTATCAACTAGCCAAGTTCCAGTAGTGTCTCCAGGGATTGTTATAGTTTTCTTTTCCCAAGTATTAGCTACATTGATTGTATAAACAAATGGATAAGTTCTATTTCCAGCACTATTTCGTAGTGAACCAGAAAATACACCAATAAGAGAACTTCTTACCATAAAACTAACAGTTATTGGCGAAGCTGTAGCTAAACCAAATCCAGCATCAGCAAAATTAAAACCTTCAATTATTTGTTGAATACCATAAGCCTGAGCTGCTCCAATAGATGCATCTGCAGTAGTTATAGTAGCTCTTAAATAATTTATAAATCCTGCAGGAGGAGTTGCAGCTAATTTCTGCAGTGTAAATACACCATCTGTAACTTCTCCATATCCAGCCCAACGATCAACAGTATAAAGCAATGTAGTACTATTGATAGTAACAGCAGCCCCAGAATTTCTTTGATCTATCCTCATATCTCCATTGATGATTCGGTTTCTGAATGGAGCTTGGAGATAAGGATTGTAAGTACTAGTTTTTTGTGCAATATCTTCAATAGTATCAATTGTAAATGGTGTTTGTACTATACCATATTCCAATTGTACTTGAGTAACTCGCAGTTGTGCTGCACCAGTTGCAATAACATTAATTGCACCAGAAACACCAACAAAGTTACCGCCTGCCCAAGCATTTGCAGCATTGCGTAATCCTGATGCTGCACCAATACAGAATCCAAAAACTGCTACTGTTGCATTAGTGAGGTAAGGAGTAGTTGTATACCAACTAGCAGTAGTATCTCCAGGAATTTGAATTACTTTCTGTTCCCAAGTACTTGCAGCATTAATAGTGAAACTAAATGGATAGGATCTAGTTCCTTCTACATTCTTAAGAAATCCTGAATGAGTACCAACAAGAGTACTATAAGCCCAAAAAGATAATGTTAATGTTTTTGCTGCGCTAGTACCAAAAAGACTACGATTAAAATCTTGCCATTTAATGTTTTGATAAGCAAGATAAGAACGACCAGCAGAAAGAACTGCATCAACTGTTGACGTAGCAAAAGCACCAGCAAAAGAGGAATCATTAATTGCAGAAGATGCAACAGTAGGAAATCCTTGAGAGGCGCTAAATATACCAGCTGCATCAACTCCACTAAGAGACCAACTATCAAGAAATGGTACTGGTTGTGCGGACTGTATTAGGTAAGTTGTACTATATACTAAAGAATCTGTAGGACCAGTAGCTGCAAATGCTCCATTTCGCACTATGTTGCGATTCTCAAATCCTTGCTCTGGTGTAGTAACAGTGCCAGGAGCTGCTGGTGCGCCCCAGATAGATGCAGTCATTACTTAATATCCCCTTGTCTGAACAGCTGTTACTTTTAGCAGTTGTATCTGTTCTGCTGCTTGATTTTCCATGCGGGTATATTGTTGATCTAATCCAATAAGTTTACATACTGTTCTAGCTGCTTCAAACACAATTGCATAAGGATGTTCATCTGCTACCCAAGAGGAATAATTATTTACTGTAATATCAGGATGCAAATAACACCCCATAAGTCCATATTGGAATGCAGCAAGTGCTCTAATTTGAAGAGTTTGTCCTGCTAAATATAATACATCATTACGTGTAACTGCATAACCATCCAATGCTTGCTCTGGTGCAATTACTTCAAAGAAATCTCCTGGAGTAGGAGGAGTAGTAGTTATATCTAGATAACGTAAATACTTAATAGCTCTCCACCGCGGGAACAGAGCTTTGTACTGAAAACTGTGTAAGTATTCTGAGCTACCAAAATCAATAGGATTTTCTACTAAATCTCTATCGAAATAATCTATTTGATGCACTTTTAAAGTAGCGGCTCTGACAGCTGACTGAGTTTGATCAGTCAAATTAAAACGGTTAGTTAATATATTAACTTCATTAATCAGCTCAGTCAGCGTCATAGCAATTTCAACCAGTAGCTTTAGGAAGAGCTTTGAGAGCAGCAAGAACTTTAGCATTTACATTGCTGCCTTGACTTAATACTCCAACATCGTCACTATTTTTAATTCCTTGCAAAGATCCACCTTGCGGTGTAAAGCCCATATCACGAATTAACTCTGCTCGAATTTCTTCTCTCATGCGAGTTTTTTCAGCTGTTTCTGATGCATTGATTTCATGATCCACATACATCATATTAGGATCCATATGAATATTAGGATGTTTTTTTGAAATTTCATACTCTAATTCAGCAATATCCGCTGGATCTTGTGTAGTATGAACACCGTTAGGAAATTGAATATATTTGCCGGCCCGAGTTACAAATTGAGAGTTCAACATAGTATTTTTAAATACTCTCCATTTGCCAACTGCTAGTTGTGGGTCACTTTTAGCTTTACTAGTAGCAATAGCAATTCTAGCTCGTGCTTGTGCAGCTTCATTTTGTGCTTGACTGCGTTGATCTGCAAGAATATCTGCAGCAACTGTGTCAATATTACTTTGTGCAGCTTCAGTCATTTAGTTCCCCATTGAGAGATGAAAATGCTAGTTCTTTAACTTCGTAGGAACTAGCAAGACTACGCTCTCGGGGGAGCTTATCCCTGTACGAGAATAAAGTTTTGTACCAAAAATAAGGTACCAGCCACAGCTAATACATTCAAAGCTACCCCCGCAGTAATAGTTGGAGTTTGTGCATTGATAGTAATTGCAGTAACAGATGCTGGAAGACGAATGTTTAAAGTACCATCCGCGTTAGCATTCACCAAACTCGGACGAGTATATGGTGAGGTCATATCAGTAATAGCAGCTGGAGTAGTAACTGACATTAAACGATTAGAGATAGCACCATTACCACCAGTTACAGTGATAGCAGATACTTGCTCTGGAAGCATTATGGTAGGCATGGTTTTCTCCTATGTGAGAACTAGGACCCTTGTTAGAGTCCTAGTGTCTCTCAGAATTAACCAGCAGCCGCTGCGGTCAGTCCGAAAATAACGGAGTTAGCAGGAGGATTCTTAACAACACTTGTGATTTCAGTTGTAAGAGTTCCACCAACCGCATCAATGCCATTGTCATCAGCATCCCCACTCATGTTGAACTCTTTATTTTGAGTTCTACGATCACCCAAGTAAGCAGCGCGAAAAGTGCTGAGATCAACAGCAACTGCCATTTTCTGCCAGCTTACATTGCTATTAAACAATGGGTGCTCAATGAGTCGGAAAGTTCCACGGCTGGTTTTGAATGTGGAGAATTGAAGTCCCCACGACGTCTGACCATCCACCATGTAGTATGTGCCATTAAGACGACCAATACCATTAAGAACGCGGCGTGCGGTACCACCTACGAACAGTACTCGTTCGTTAGCAATTTTAGGATCTGTAGTTTGATTAAAAACTGGATCCAGAAATCCTTCAAGTTGTGTAAAATTAGTGGTTGCACCAGCCGTAAATGTATTAACTGCTGACATGTACGGAGGATAGTATGCAAGCGTATTAACAAAGTTCAGCAAACCATCCATAGTACGAAAAGGCTGACCGTTGCGAGTTCCTTGGGACTTCTGACCAAAGAACAGAGCTTTCTCGATATCAGCAGCATGAAACGCTGCACAATCTTGACGACTCTCAGCAACGTTAGTATCTCCTGCAATCATCATCGTTTGACGAATCGTATCAGAGATAGCCCAAGTATTACGGAAAATCTGCGTCAGGTTAGTAATACGTACTGGATTGATATTAAGTGCATTCGGACGTAGTGAAGATTCTTCGAATGCATTACCAACTTGATACGCAAAGATGCTAGCACCAATGACAGTACCAACAACAGTACCAACACCACGAGTTACTATGATGGAAGTTGCAGATACAATTTGGTTAATGATTACGTTCTCACCAGTGCTGTCAACACGCATAATCATACCAGGAAGCAGATTAGTTGTGCTACCAACAGTGAATGTAGTATCAGTGCTAGTTTGACCTGCCGCAGAAACTTGGAATTGCGGGAACAGCATGGTTTTAGTGAAAAATCCATGTTCCGTTTGTACTGCAGTTTCTGTTGGCAGCATCGACGTCATACCAAAGAGAGGCGCAGTGCCATTTGGCATCAGTCGTGTAATCATTCCTGCAAATGATTTCTTTGCAAGATCAGTGGTTAGCTGAGAGGTATTAAAGATTCCAGTGCTCATTTTATATTAGCTCCTATTACAGACCAGTGATAGTGACAGTTGCGGCACCAGTCTTAGTTACTAAAAACAGACGCATTGAATTAGCAATAACAGTAGTAGCGCCTGCAAGAGTAACACCAGCACCAGCAAGAAGAGTGAGAGTAAATGCAACAGATACTGAAATTACCAGTACCATACTATCACCAATGTCCATATTAGGAAAAGCAGCAATAATGTTGGCAGCAGTATCGGTAGTATCTGATCTACCTGCAGTCATACCAGCACGTTGATAAACACCTCCTGCCATTGCAGCAACAGTAAGAGTTTGATTTGAATCTGTAGCTTGTGTAACAATTAGAGGATTATTAACACCATCCCCAGGACGAGCAGGACGTGCAATCATGCTCGCATCAAATACCATTGGACGAACAAACATTGTAAATCTCCTAAGTTAGGAAAGAAAGGTAGACCAATCTGTCTCCTTCTTGCCTGGTTGCTGCGTAGTTCCTTTAGGAGGATTTACAGCGTTGGCAAAAGCGGACATAAAATCCTTAGTCATGGCAGCAATTTCTTTTTGCGATGAATCAGGATGTTGTTTTGCGAGGTTTTCTCGCACTGCTTCCATTACAGGTGCTACAGCAGGATGATTAAGAGCTGGGTTATCATCCATCATTGTCTGTTGAATACCCAATTGTCTTACTAAATTTGGAATTGCAACTTCTTCATAATACTTTCTTTGTTTTTCAGTTGCGTGTTCTACTAATTTTGCAGCTACTAGTGTTGATTGCGCATAATTTGTTTGTGCAACATTGTTAATTGCAGACATCATTGCAATAACACCTTCTTTTCCACCAGCTTCTATTTTAGCAAGAATTTCTTGTGGAATAGCATTTGTAAAATTAGTTTTACTTGCTTGTTCTGTTAACTTAATTGGGTCAATATTAAAAAGCGGGGGTGTTTCACCCTCCTTAGCATCCATCTTAAATACTTCAGAGAATTTATCTAGCGGGGATTCTGCGGCTTTAGCTAAGGCAGCATCATCAAGAAGTTTTTGTGCAGCTGCTGCTTCTGCTACTTTCTTAGCTTCTTCAGCTTGCGTAGCACCAGCAAGAGGTTCAGGTTGTTTAGCACCACGAAACAGATCCATAATGTTCATTGCTTAATTCCTTATCCGAGAGAGTCAAAAATTACAATACTAGCTGTATTATGTGCATCTAACAAGTATTTAAGTAATGCAACTTGACTTGATAGATACGCTTGCCGCTGAATAAACTCACTAATGTTTAATGGATCTACTAATAATCCTACAAGCTGTTCAGCAGCTTCAGCTTGCAAGTTTTGTAATCTTTTAATATTGAGATCATTGAAAATACAAGCAGCTTTTTCTTCGGCAACTGAAAATTCCCAAGCAGTAAAACTTGTTTCTTTAGGTTGCGCCATTTGTAATCTCTGAATTAGGATTAGGATTATAACCAAATTGATCTGGAGTTGGTTGTTTTGGCAATTGCTCTTCTTTAATTTCAGGATTCTGTTTAAACAATTGTGCTACTGTTTGTTGCCATGCAGCTACTGCACCTTCATATGCAATTTGTTCTGGAGATTTCTCAAATGGAGTAAGATCAGCTCCACGCGTTTTCATAAGATAAGAAAACAAAGGACCGACATTATAAGATGCAGCAATTTGTGGAGAATTTCCAAATGTTTGTAAGGCTACAGCTAGTTCATCTCCACTTATAAGTTTCTCAGCTGGAATTAAACCATCTGAAACTTTAAATTCCATTACTGCTTTACGCAGTGCGACCGGGTCAATCTCAACCATACGTTTTTTATTTCTATCTAACAATTGAGATTGTGGTTGATATTGAAGAATATTGATTTTAATGATCTCTTTAACTGGAGTCATTACTTGATCTTCAAGCAACATAGCTGTCATTTGATCCCGAGCATTAGCATTACCCATAATGTCTTGGAATTCAAATTTAGTACGATTTCCTTTAGTAAATTGCCCTTGTCTTGCACGATTTTGACCATTAACAGTATCAGCCATACCAAGAGTCATTTGCATTTCTTGAGTATTGTTTACTGATTGATCATCTCGGAAAGGAAATGCATATACTGCTTCTGCAACTGGTTTACCATATACAGCTGGTTTTACTGGAATTTTCGCTGAGGGATTATCTGAATTAATATCAGCTGAAGCAATACGAGAAGGATCATAAATAGTACGATCACTAATAGCGCGGCGTCTTGCAGCTATATTAGAGTTCATCAATGCAGAAGCTACATTCTGAAAAGGAATAGCATTACTAGCTACTGATTTATCTTGATAAGATAATCCTGCTTCAGAAGGTTGACCAAATATAATTGGAAGATAATCATGTGCATTAGTCATTCGTTCGGCTACAATTACTACTTGCCGATTAATGATTTGAAATTTCCAGATTTGTGGTGTATTGGGTTGTGGAACACGCATTCCAAAATCTGAAGGAATAATGCGACCGTATAATGTAGCACGCTCATAAATGTTAGAATATTGAATCTTACTACCATTAGTTTGTTGTAATCCTGCCCAAGCTAACCAATTAGTAGTTCTCAAATACGAGTCATTATTTACAAGAGCATCGGGGTTCAAAGGAGGAATGTAATAATTGGAGTACAAAGAATTAATAGTTCCTCCTCCATATTGCGATTCTTGAGCAGCTACTACATTTTGAATCTGTTTAACTGCTAAAGATTCAATCCACTTTTTTAGTTCCGCCCGAGAGAGTAGATCAACATATCCTGCAAATTCCCCGCGAGTATGAATTTCTGGTGCTCGATATCTAGTATCCCAAATTGTATTATATGGGTCTAACCGCTTAATTACATTGCCTTCCCAAGTAACAGTTCTTGCTTTACCTTCTTTACCTAATTGAGTTTCTACAGCGGGAGTAGTAACTGATTCCCAAGTTGTTTCAAGAGCAAATATATTATATTTAAAACCATCTCGAAAAGCTAGTAAAAAATTACGTACCCAAGAACCTTTAACTGATTGGTCAGCAATGATAGTTTCCATTTGCTGAGCAGCATCCATAAATTGAGGAGATGCTACCATACCAAAAATAGGATTACCTGTAAGAAATACAGATGCTTGATAAGCAACTGCTGCTTCTACTTGTGGCATTACTACAGGAACCACTACATTACGAAATTTTGTAGGATCATATTGCCACAAATTACGTTGTTTAGCGCGCGTTTCTTCTTTAGTAAAATCTGATTCTCGTAAATATTGACGATCTATCAATTCTAACATTTGTCGAACTTGATATTGTTGATTCTGTTGATCGCAACATTGACCAAAGAATTGTAAAATACCTTCTTGTGCTGATTTATTAAGAAGAAATGGAATATTAGCTGCCATGTGATTTATTTAGCTTTAGCTTTTTTAAGTTCGTTTTTACGAGCATAAAAATCAAGTAAATCAGCTAGAGCTCTTTCTTGATTTTGTTTACGTACAGCATTAACTCCTAAAGATCCAGTACCCCCAGTACCACTAGGAGCATTTACTGCCATAT